TCTCCCGACTCTCTAGGTCGTTGCCGGAGCCTCCCGCGAGGGACGCTGTTCGGCACCTTCAGAGTGCGGCGGAGTTGGCGAGCGCACCGTTTCCCACATCGGCTGCCGCCTTGGAGTCTCTCAGGTCGTTCGTGTCGCTTTCGAAGCGTGCACGTCGCAACCCGAGAGCCCCAAGGCGGCTTCCCTCCTCCAATTCGTCCTGTCTCGAGTGGCCAGCCACCCGAGGCGGGATCGACGGCTATCTCGAACACCTTGGTCACGAGCTTGAGGTACGTGGCGCCACGCAGGCCGAGTTCGCTCGGTTTGCGGGCGACTCTCTTGGGGCGTTCTGCCTCTCGAGAGCACGTATCGTCCTCAGGCCGTGCATGGGTGTTAGTGAAGACATGAGGGAATCGTATCGCTGCGCGGGGTTGCTGGCACTCAGGGCGGAAGGGAAACCTTTCGCCATGAAGGCAACCGCGCTCAGGACCCCCGGCTACAAAGTTCGCGTCGTCGGTGTCCCCGACGCGAGGACATTCATAGAAGGGAGCTGGATTCGCGAGTCGTCCCGTCTGTTGCCTCCTGGGCATTGGACGATCGACTCCGAGTCCCGTGAGATTCCTAACGGTCTTCACTGTCGTCGCGGGCACACCTTCCGCTCCCTGGACCTCTCCAGGGCAACGGATGGGTTGTCGCACGCGGCGATCGAGGTAGTCGTCGAGGCGCTCGTCCGTCGTGGGGCGATCCGCAATGCGGATCACCTCATGGCAAGACGATCGCTCGGATTGGTGGGGAACACAACTTGGAGCTTTCCTGATCCAATCGGGGAAGTTGTGTTCTCCAGAGGGAGTCCGATGGGCACACCTCTCAGCTTCATAGTTCTCTCCTGGGTGAGCGCTTGGGCGGTCGGCAAGTTCAGCCGATCCTTGACACATGGGGACGACGCGGTTGGCCGGCACCGGATTGGATCCGACGCCCTTGACGTTTACGCCAGCCGTGTCGCCTCTGTGGGCGCCCAGCTCAATAAGGGGAAGACCTTTAGGGCCGACCATTCTTGGACGGCCTGCGAGATCCTCGCCCTTCCCCGAGAGAATTGCGAAGACAGAATGACTCTCTTTGTACCCCCCTCCATCCCTCCTCCGGGCCTTCGGGCCCCGGTGGAGGCGGACCCGAGGCTTGAGAACCTCTGGTTGCGCCGGATGGAGAGGGTGATGAAGAGCCGCTTCCCGTGGGTCAAGTGCGATCCCCGGCTCCACATTCCTGTGGAGGCCGGGGGACTTGGCTACACGGGTCGCGGTCTTGCCGTTGGTCGCAGTCTCCGGTCCCGCCTCGGCGCCCTGGTTTCCAGGGGGCCGAATGCCGAGATCGGAGCTGCTCTCATTGGCAAGAAGCCGTTCCGAGAGGTGGGCCTCTACCCACGTCCCCTCGTATTGATCCCCAAGCCAAAAGCCTACTGGGAGGCGGCGAAAGCCGTCGACCAGGACCTTGCGCCGTTGGGCGCAGACTTGGTTTCGGTACCGCTGGAATCCTTCGAGTCCTTCAAGTGTCAGTGCATCGAAAGTGAACTGAGACTCGTTGAAGGAGAGAAGTTCAAGCGGAAGAGGGTCGCGGGTAGA